AGGAGGGAGGCGGAGAGGACATCCCGGTCCCGGAGGATGCCGGACAGCCTCTGGCCAACCAGGTTCATGCCGATGACCACCATGGACAGCGGAGTGGTGATGTCCGAGAGATAATTCAGGGGAGCAGCCAGCACCGCCGGCAGAGGGATCTGGAGGGCATAGAGCAGGATGCCCAGCAGGGTGGCCAGGTTGGTGGCGGTGAACAGAATAGCGCCCCAGGGGAGGGATTGCATGTCTCCGGAGGAGCTCCGGTCCAGGCAGACCAGCTTGGGTCCGGCAGTATAGATCAGCAGATTGAAGGGAATGGCCAAAAAAACGGCCAGAGCCAACCCTTCTTCCCCAAACAGGGCGAGCGTGATGGGGAAGCCCATGAATCCGTTGTTGCAGAAAGTACAGCAGAGGATCCAGGCGCCTCTGCGCCCCTCCGGGACACGAAAGAGACGCAGGGCGGGGATACAGAACAGGCCGTAGCCCAGGATCAGGACCGCGCCCAGCACGGCGGTGAGGATGCCGTCCCGAATGAAGGCGGGGTCGTAGGGCCGGACCAGGGAGGTGAGAATGGTTGCCGGGAGGGTGACATTCATCAGCAACCCGCTGAATGCGCTGGAAGCGGAGGCGGGCAGTGCGCCCCAGCGGACAACGCCATAGCCCGCCCCAATGAGGAGGAACAGCTCCAGCAGATTAAGAAAAACCGTTTGCAGATCGAGAGACAAAAAATCAACTCCCCAAGCTGTTCCGGGCTTCAATTTTGCCCCAAAGCAAAGCCAAGCCGGAAGGACGGCCAGACTCTGGAGATGGGGCGGTAGAACAAGTAAAGTATCAGATAGAAGAAAAAACTCGCCGCAAGCGACCGCTTGCGGCGAGCTGGAGCTGGTGGTGGGAATCGAACCCACAACCCCATCATTACGAATGAGGAATTATTTGTTTTGCCGAGTTTCGTGCATTTCCGCAAACCCTTGCGCCGCAAGGCCTGCGGCGTTTTTATTGTTTGCCTGGTTTCCCCGAGAAATGCACATTACGGGCAAAATAAACCCCAAATAAACCCCCAGACGAACGGCAAAAACGCTCCTCATCTGAACACAGTACAATGACCTAAATGCACTGGGCATTATACCCACAACATGCAGAAAAGTCAACCCTTCCCCGGTTACCCAGGGAAGGGTTATTTCATATCGCCGGACTGTCCACGGAACCTTCCGGCTCCTGAGGTGTGTTGAAGTTGGCGGCCTTAGCCGCTTCATATGTAATTCCGCCTCGCCGGTGATCGCTCTTGCTCATGCTCAGGTAACTGGAGCAGACCACGCCATGGGCCGCCCAAGGCAGACCCACCATGGCGCCGATCCACGGGAGGGCACCGGTGTAGTCCTCGTGAATGGCGTAGAAGGCCAGCAGGAAGCCGCCGATGGTCACAACCCACAGGAGGGGCCGGATGTCTGCGACCATCCATTTTGAGAACTGATCCAGGTTCGGCTTGTTCTTCTCCTGACGGGGAGCCTGCCGCAAGCCGACTATGGCCATCCCCGCCAGGAACAGAAGAAGCCCTGCCAGCAGCAGGAGCATCTTTTCCATGCCGCTCATGCCAGGCCATGCTCCTTGGCAAAGCGATAGAAGAGCTGGGCTGCCTGCTCACGGGTGAGGAAGTCCTGCCACATCATGTTGGGCTGGCCATCCACCGTGGTACCGTTGCCGGCGAATAGGCCCACGCTGACGGCCCACTCCCGAGCCTCCTTGCTCCAATCGCCGCAGTCGTTGTCCTGAAGCTCCTTGCGATAGGCCGTCATGGCGGTCTTGAACATATCGTTGAACTTGCTTTGATCCATGTCGTCGTCATCCTCCTTGTTGAACTCCCTGGCGTCAATCAGCCAGTAATACTTGGCCTGGCTCCTGAAGGTGCGGATGTCACCGTTCACCCGGGCGTCCTTGGTGCTGGCCGGGTCGTTGATCCGCACCTTATCGTCCTGCCACCACAGAACAACGAAGTGGCCACTGGATGTCCACAGCCCCTTGTTCATCAGGGCGATGGCATAGTAGCCTTCCTTCAGTTTTTCCACCACAGCCTCATGGTTGGAGTGGTCAGGCTTGCCATAGGTGTTGATCCAGTTCAGCATCTGGCAGTCGATGCCGAACTCCGCAAACTGGGGCGTGAAGTAGGCGTAGTAGGTTCCCTGATTCAGCGCCTTATACCCATGGGCCATACTCCAGTTGCAGGCATCCTCCGGAGTGAAGGTCTTGCCAGTGATGGTCTCGATCAGCATGGCTGCCGCCGTAGGCCCGCAGCCAGAGTCACCAATGGTGGAGTTTTCGCCCGTCACCCGGTAGGGCTTGTTTTTCCAGCGGGAGTCGGTCTGGAGATAGGATACCGGCTTCTTATTCATGTACGGCCCCCTCTGTGCCCCCGGATACAAAGGCGGCCACTGCGGTGTTGGTATCCAACATCTTCCGCATCTCCTCCAGGGCCTCGTCCACCATGGTCGAAAACAGCTCAAACGAAATCATTTTTGCCAGCCAGGGGAAGCGGGTGACGAACAGGTCGTAGACCTGCCGTAACTTCAACTGACCGGTTCCCCCGCCGAGATCCTTCTCGGCCTCCGTCACGGCCCACAGCAGCCACTCTTTGACCTTCGCCAGCTGAGAGGCGGTGGGAAGGCCGACAAACCGGACGATAGCGATGATGGCCACCGCCAGAACAGCGAGAGCCGCCACGAATACGGCCCAGTTTTCCACGATGAAATCCACGGTTATTCCTCCTTATCAAAAAACGAGTGTTACAAAAAGTCATGCTTCTGGAGTCGCTCATCATAGACCCGGCTGATATTAGCCACGGCATGTACCGCCCGGCTGTTCGGATAATCAGGGTGCTCGCGGCAGAACCGCTCGTATCCGTCTATTTCGGCCAGGATCTCAATGAACTCCTCTCTGGTGTGAGGGATGTTCCGGATCAACTCATTGTTGAACTGAAGAATACGGGCCCGGTGCATATCGGCAGCCCGCTCATCGTCCACCTTGATATGGGCGTCAAGCCGGCGCTGGGTGTCCTGCTGCACCTGGCCCATTTCCTCCAGTTTCCCCATTACCTCCCCGTTGATTGCCCGGCCAAGCGCCTTAGCGATGGACGACCACGGATTGATCTTGACGGGGGCGATCTGCACGATGGTCATCAAAACCAGGAGCACTCCGCCCCCGCCAGCCAAAATTTCTTGAATGCTCATTACTTCCTCCCTCGGATGGAATTAACCCTGTACCTCCTCGAAGTACTGGGCCACCAGTTCATGCGGGAGGAACTGGAGGGTGACTTTGCCGCCCTCCTCTTCACCGGTTCTCTTGCACAGGTAGAGTTTTCCGTCCTCCGGATCACGGTAATACTTTCCGTAGACATACTCCATCCCGCGGGCAGCAGTGATGGGATTCTCCAGGGTACCATCTTCGCCTTCCTTGGATACCGCTGCCCACATAGCCGGGGTGGCCGGGGGAGTCCAATCAGGATTGTCAGTGGCATCATGAGGCTGGATCAGTTTATACACCATATCCTCGAACTTGTAGGGAGTACCAACAGGCATCTGCGAGAAGTCCCTGGCCCGCCAGGTGGGGACCTTGGCCTTCTGCTCCAGCAGTTCCTGGTCGGTAATGCTGCCGGCTACTACCTGGGCAGCCAATTCGGCCGCGTCCGCCTTACCCCGCTTACGCAGTTCCTCCTCAGCCATGGTTACGATTTCAGCCATTGCTCTCTACTCCTTCCTGATAGGCAGCCTCCAGCTGCTGTGTGATAACCGCTCCGCCGCCGGAGCTCTCCAGTTCCTCAATGGTGGCCGCCTGATCCTGGATCGTAGCGGCCTGCTCCGTAATAGTAGCCTCCTTTTCCTGAAGGGCGGCCGTCTGCTCCTGGATCTGGGAGGCCTGAGCAGAAATCGTATCGTCCTTTTCCGCCGAGGCAGCCTCCAGCTGGTCGATCTGATCCTGGTAGCCGGTCACGTCGCCCAGATACTGACTGGCCGTCTTCAGAATAACATCAAAGGACTTTGTGCTGCTCCGGTACCGGATGTCCTCCACCTCAAAACCGTATCCTTCCGGAAGGCCGTCTTCACTACCATGAGGCCCGATATACTCCACAGTAGGCTTGTCCCAGTTCACCGCTTCGATCTGCTCCAAAGAGGCAAACTCCCGCTCAAAGACCACAGTATACCGACCATTGGCCGGGATGCTGCGCATGATAATGCCCGCGGGCAATCCGTCAATGAGCCACTTTTTTCCATATAAACTCATTATTCTATCCCCTTTATTTTTTCAAAGATTCAAGGTCATCCCAAGTCATGTCCGCTTCTTCAATATCATTCCAGGTAAGTTTTTTCCCTTCAATGAGTGCCCATGTTGCCCCACTTCTGAACCGCATGATGACGGGTCCAAGCGGCATAAATGCGCCTTCTGAGGTGTTGCTTACCTGAAGGGTGATTGACGCGTCTAAATCCGTGCTGGATGTGAAGAATAGTTGATCCAGGGCAGATTGTATGCCAAAGGTATCCATGTAAGAGTCGGCAAGGTACACCACAACAAGAGAGGACTGTCCTTCCTCTTCCGTCAGCCAACCGGCTCCCTGGAAATCAAGGGAAGAAAGGTCCAGGCCGGAAACTGTGATCGTGATCTTGTCGATACGAATTGCCGATTCGATGTCAAAGCCGTCGCCTGCGCAGGCGGCCTCTGTGAGTTCTAAATACCCATAACTTCCGAGAGCAGCATTCCGGATTGAGGCGCTGAAATACGGGAATTGAAGAATGAGATACCGCAGATTGGCCTCAATTGAGTTTGCGCCGGAAAAGGTCAAGTTCTTCAGAGAACTAGGAAGCAGGTCGAGAGAATAGGCTTCATCGATCACCCTGCACCACCCCCATTTGGCATAGGAAGGTGCTCCAGATCATCCCAGGTCATATTGGCAGCCTCAATATCCGCCCAGGTCAATGCGTAACTCTCCAGTGCCGCCCAGTTGATGATCGCAGACCAGTGGATTTTGCCCATGCCGAGTGAGATAGTGTCTCCACTGCGCATAACTGCCGAGATCAGCACAGTCGCATCAACCGCTCCGTCTTCTGCCATACAGGTGAAGACCAGGCTGTCCAAGGCATCCTGCAGGTCCTGGAAAGGACCATGCGGATTGATATAATGCGCTGCAATACCTTCGTCGTCCTGCAGGATTACCCAGCCCGTCCCGGCGAGAGATATGTTTTCAATGGTATTGCTATGTACCTCCACAACAATACTCTGGATGCCATGGGCGCTGGCTATAGTGGCATAGTCTCCAAGGACAATCTGCGTATCAAGATCCACATAGCCGAATTGTGTGTTGGCCCATACCTCGACGACATCCATAGAAGCCTCTTCGACACCCTTCCAAAAAGCCAGTAGATTCTGTAGCAATAGAGCCAACTGTTCATCGGTCGGTTTGTCTGTGAGTTGCCAGATCGTGTTGGTCGTGCCATCCGCATGGGTAATGTTAATGGGGGTGTAAGTAATGGGACGTTCATATTGCTGATACAGGCTGACCAGGTACTCCATGGCTTGCGTCACCCGGTTGAGATCGGCGGCATTGTAGGCCCCTCGCACGCAGGCGGCCCACTCCGCGCGTTCGTCTTCAGTCATACCGTCGTACCCTTTTTCGCGCAGTGTCCGCCAGCGCTCGACATCCGCAGCAGTCCGGTCAAAAACAAGCGTATCGAGAACTGACATGCGCTAAACCCCCTTTGATTCACTGCTATACACTACAGTATTGGAGAGTTTGATCTCCATTTTTGCGAGATTTCCGGTGTTCGCAGAGCCCCAACTGTTTGGGATGGTCAGGCAATCACCGAGTTTCTCGCCGTTATAAACAATTTTTGACTTATTGGTGTTCCGTCGCAAATAGTATTCATAGACGCGTTGCGCTACGGCCGGTGCAATGGCAGGCGAAACCAATGTGGCGTCGGAAATCTTCTTTATGTTCTGTTTATCGGTTGCCGTGACATCTGGGTTGGACACTGAGAAGACCTCCTCCGTATCCTCGTACTTCGTGCCATTGATAGTCACGGTACCATTGTCGGATTCCGTATATGTGTGGGCCACGATTTGAATCTGAGTCACGATTGCCTCTGTATTCACTGTCGTTCCCAAGAATGTCTGATTTGCAGATATTTCTTTCGGCTCGACACCGGGAATAAAAATGCGAATTGACGCCCGCCCGTCCGTGGAAGCACATACACCCCAGGCAAACAGAACCTGCTGGAGGGCAGATCGGCGGGTACCGGATTTGATGATTCCGGTCAACTGCATATCTTTGGCATTAGCATCGAACTCAACTTCGAAAGGCGACGCCAATTCTACAACTAGGGCTTTGGCACTCGCGGAGGTATATACGCCTCCCCCAAATGGAATATCTCCCAAGACGCCAATGGCATCACAACAGGTGATTGGATAAATACGGCGTGATTTCCTGCTGTAGGAGGATACATAGTACACTCCGATCAGTCTGTCATCGTTGCTGATCTCCACTGGCTGCTTTAACTGGAACATGAAATCAACATCTTCCCGGCTGTCCAGTGTCCAGTTTAGCGTGGAACTTGGTAGTTCTGTGGAGATGAGGTTCATCTCGTTGACGGCAGAGGCAGATCGTAATTCAGACATTCCGAAGGATCGGTGCAATCCAAAAATGATGTGGTCGATTTTCGCGTACCGATAAGGCAGGTTCGTCTTCTTAACCGTAATCACCAGTTTGTCATAACTGGTGACCTTCTTTTGGCAGAAGTACTCAACTGCATTAGGAGCGAAGTCGACATTCTCCCGTAAAACATCCTGTTGGTACCACTTGATATTGAGCGCCGAGCAAAATCCACCAGTAGGCGTGTCAAATCGGAAGGATATGCCCATAGAGGAGTATTGTTCATCAAACACTATGGTAATCACAGGTTCCCGTCCTGAAGCAAAGGAACCATCCGCCCCGCTCATTTCGCTGGACCAGAATGCCGGCTCTACCTCTTCGGTGAGAATGAAGGTCCCGTCGAGTCCCCATTGATTTAGTTCACAGGTAAGAGCAGGGGCTTCCGATGTCCCAAATGGCAATTGCGTGGGGTCCGTAAAGTCCTGAGAAGAGGGGGCGGAAACCGCTGCGTCCGTGTCAGCTCCAGGGGCGATGTCCTTATAAAGCAGAATCGTCTTACTCATGGCTTCACCTGCGCGTCCATGGGAACGAAGTTGATCTCAATCTCGCCCCAGTAATTCACACCATTGACAACCCTCTCAATATCCTGGGAACCGGTTGTATAATAGGCCTCGTAGGATATGCTAGTCTGACCATCAGCCGCCTCCAGCATGACACTGTCATCAACGGAGTGTTCGATCAGATAATCCCAGAATTCGTCCAAGCCGGCGTAGTTATCTCCCCGACGAAACACTCGGATTTTGTGGCCTATGTAAGTT